CACCAAGCCAGAGGAAGCGTGGCGGCAAGTTAAGCAGAAAAAAGTTTACCGCAAGCCACAAGAACCGGCCAAACCTAAAGGCGGGTTAGATGAACGTATATACGGCTGGTTTGAGCAGCGTGGCATAAGCAGCGAAACCGTAAACGCGCATAATATTTTCCATCAAGACCGTGGCTTTGGCGAACATCAAAAGCGGTGGGTGGCATTCCCATACCACAATCTGGAAAGCCAGCTTACCAACGTGAAGTATCGCACGCTTAAGGAAAAACGGTTTACCCAAGAAAAAGATGCAGAACAAACTTTCTACGGTCTTTCCATGGTGCCAGATGATGCAGGCAAAACGCTTTACATTGTAGAGGGCGAAATGGACAAGCTGGCCATGTACGAGGCAGGCTATAAGCATTGTGTTAGCGTGCCAGCGGGCGGTATAAGCGAAAAGTCTATTGGTAAGCTATCAGACGATAGCGATAAATTCCTGTTTATACAGCATGCAGGCGCTTGGCTTGATAGGTTTGAGCATTTTGTACTGGCGTGCGACTTCGATGAAGTTGGCAAGGCGCTAATGGAAGAGGTTAGCAGGCGCTTAGGCCGCGAAAAATGCTGGCGTGTGCATTGGCCAAAAGGCGAAGATGGCGCGTACATGAAGGATGCCAATGATGTTCTTATGGTGCAAGGCACTGAGGGATTAATTGCGGCAGTAGAGGCGGCAGAGCCGTGGCCAATACACGATATTCACAGCGTAACGGATTACGCTAGCGAGGTGTGGAAGTTGTATCGTGGCGAGTATGACAAGCCACTTTCCACCGGGTTCCGTAATCTAGACCAGCATATGCGTATTAGGCCGGGCGAAATTTCCGTGGTTACTGGCATACCAAACAGCGGCAAGTCGGAAATGATGGACGCGATAATGCTCAACATGATTTCGCTTCACGGTTGGAAGTTTGGGATTTGTAGCTTTGAAAATGCGCCACGCTTCCACATTGCAAAGCTAGCGGAAAAGATTATTGGCGCGCCGTTCTTTGGCAGCGAAACGCCAGTGCCACGGGCCAGCGAAACCGATGTGCAGAATGCTATGGTTTACCTAAACGATAATGTGCAGTTTATACGCGCTGACGACCCCGACAAACGCCCGCCAAGCATTGATTGGATAATTGGTAGGGCAAAGGCCATGGTGCGCCAGTTCGGGCTGCGTGGGCTTGTTATTGACCCATACAACGAGATTGAAAGTACACGCGGCAACAACATGAGCGAGACGGAGTTTATTTCGTACCTGTTAAGTAAGATAAAACGCTTTGCCCAAACGTATGATGTTCATGTTTGGATTGTGGCCCACCCACGCAAGATGAACGCTATTGATGGGGTAACGCCCATCCCCGGCCTTTACGACATTGGTGGCAGCGCACATTGGGCCAATAAGGCTGATTTAGGGTGGTGCGTAAGTCGGGATCGGGCAGACACAAGTAAGCCAACGGAGCTACACATTTTGAAGGTTAGGTTCAAGGAGTGCGGCAGCGCTGGCGGAATTGCTAATTTTAGTTGGGATAAATGGTCTGGCCGTTATTCGCCGTTTATGGAAGAAACTCCAGAGGTTTACAGAACATCCTATGCGGATGGTTGATTGGCCTCTTGCCTAATTTCACCTATGGCGCGCTCTATGTTTACATCAAGCGGTAAGCCCATACGGTGGCGCTCCCACAACATTGCAAGCAGTAATGGCACCTCTGGTGGCAACTTGCGCGCACCGCTTACCCAGCGGCGCACAGTTGTATCGTCACGGCCAAGCAATCGCGCAAACTTTCGTTGCGCGCCAAACCCCAAAATGGTTTCAATACTGGCTTTAAATTCTTGTGGTGTCATTTGTTCCATACTTTCTTCTAGAGCCATTGGCCCTAGCTGGCAAGTGCTTTTAAACATCGCCATCCTGTACAAGCCCCGCATCGATTTGTCGGATGCGCTCGTCACAGATGTGTTTTATTTTTTCGTAGTCGAGGCGGCGCTGGCCGGGCTTCGTGCGTAGCACCCTTTTAATTATATCAGCATCCCAAGGGTTAAGGCGGTATTCCAGCCATATATCCCATGGCTGGATTGTATGCTCCGCATAATTAGATTCCCCAACATTATGGTCACGGGCTTTAGGTGTTGGGGTTTTTCCCATCTTAAGCAGCGCTTTCAAAATAGTAGACATCGGAGAGTGTTGTATCTGGGTCAACTTCGATTTTTTCCACACGATAAAAGCATGTTTGCTCTGATTTGTGTTGCGCACATACTTGCGCATGGGTGCGTTTAAGCATTTCAGCGGTTTCCATTGCTTCGCCATAATGCCCAAGTGGGTAAGCTTCACAAAACTTCCAACCATCTGGGTCAACGCCATTCAACCGCATTTCTGCGGCTGTGGCTGGGTTATGGTTTTCGCGTTTTTGCACAAGGTAAAAGGTTTTCATTATGCTGCCCCCTCAACAACTGGGCCAAGCTCAACCGTAAAAGGCATAATGGTTTCAGCGTAGCGCACGGCGGCTTTAAAGCTGTCAAAGCCAGAGTATTCATCAAAGGTTGTTTTAATCAACCAGCCTACGCCATAAACATTGGCAATTGTTAAAGGGTGCTGGCTGTTTGTTGCTTCAAAAATTAGCGGGGTTGTTGCTGTAAATTCCATCGTTGGGTTCCTTTGTTTGCGTTGTTAATGAATTATATATAGGGCCATTGGCCCTACTTAGCAACCCCTAAAACACAAAAAAGAACAAAAAAAGCGCCAACGGCACTACACCGCTGACGCTACACTAGGGAACGAGGAATCAACCTAGTGAATTTTTAAGTCTAATATTTGCTTTTCTAATTCCTCAACACGATGCTGCAAGACTGCCATTTGTGTTTTTAATTTCGCAACTTCTAAGATTGTAGTTTGCACAGCTTTAGGCGGTTGAAATTCATCTATCCAAGTGTCGTTTTCTTCGACTTCTACCATTATCATGGCAAGCTCATGTTCTATAAATGAAAGTCTTTCCGTAATGCCAAAGTAGCCCCACACGGAAATTCCGGTAAAGGCAACAAGCGCAACAAGGTTTTTAAGCGGAATGGTAAATTCGCTTCCTTCATTTAATTTTGATGCCATGGGGTCTCCTTTGTTGGTTTATGGGGGCGCAAGCACCCCCACTTAGTTTATGCAGCGGTTGCTAGCTCCCGCCATTCGCCTTGGCGCAAGTCCAAGATTTGGCCGCCAATGTTTTCCAGTTCAGTAGCGCGCTCATAGCTGTCAACGTCTTGGCTAAACCGTGTCACCGCGTTCAACATGCCGTAAGCGCTTAAGTCTCCACCTTCGATAAGGTGGCTTAGAATGCCGCGTTGCTCTGCTTCTGGCATAATAAACTTGCGGCCTAGTTCCTCAACGGCACCTACTGGGTCGCTGATGCGGCTGCTTTCCGCTGCATCGCGCATCTTGTTTACAACCTCATTAAACTTAAGGTCGTTGGCAGCACCGCGTACAAGGTCGCGTATCTTAAGCATAAGCGCCGCATCATCCGCTTGCATGGCTTCATCACTGTAAAGCTCATAAACATCTTCGCTTGTGGCTACATGGCGGCCAATGTGGTTTGTGCGGCTACCAGCGCCCGGCACAGACATGCCGTTTTTGCAAACGAGGCGGTAGATAAACATGCTAACCGATACAGCACCGTGGCCAACTTCTGAATTGCTGATACTAATGCCAGCTTGAACAACATCGCCAACTCTAACTTCCGCTTGTACTTGCGGCAGCACGGCTTTTATGTGCATCCGCTTTTCGGTTAGTGCTGTGCTTTCTATGCGTACCTCTGGAAGTTCGCTAAGCACCGGCAAAGCAGCTTGCGCAATAGCGTAGTTGTCAATGCGGCGGTATCTGTCGCTGAGCCAAGCCCGCGCAGTGTTGCTGCCGTTACACACGGTGCGAACCATGCGCTTAGAAGGTTCATTAGCCAGCCAGTGGTTGACGTTGTTTTCCAGCAAGTGTGGTGCGTCTGCGCGCATGCGGTCATAATACTTTTTCGGCACACCTAAGTTTGCGCAGATTTGGCTGTGGGCAATGTCGTTAATTTCAAAAGCTTCGTCATTAAACATTAACGCCGCACCTTGGTCGCCCATATGTTCAAAAC